GGAGCAACTGTCGTGCGATGTCTCTGGTTGTTTCGATTTCGATACAGGCTGATGCCATTTCGAATGGTGACCAGTGTTTGTGCTTAATGAGATAGTCGAGTAGCTTTGGCGTTGTCTTGGTGTTAGCTTGGTTCGATGGATTGGAGACACGGGCGCAATACGCGATGAGATCTTGGATGTTGTCGAGACCCATGATTCCTGGTTCACCTGAGTGTATATGGGGAACAGGTTGTGAGAATGAGATGAGACGTGCATGCATTATTTACCTTGACCCCGATATTTTTTAAAACCGCGTTTTTTGCCTTTGTTCATACTAGACGTAGAAATATTACGTCTGCCTTGAGATGTTTTCTTATTACCTTTAGCCATATTTTACTCCAATTTAAAATCTTTGAAACGTTCACTTACTTCTGACTTATCAAAAGTAGGAGTATCATCAACCAATCCAGTTGTAGGATCATCTGTATCAAATAGTCTCATCTTTGATCGGTCAACTGCTACAACAAACCTCTTATTTACGTTTGGATCGTTGTATCTATTCTTTAATTGCTTTACCATAATCTGACCCAAGCTTGCCAATTCTTCGTTTGAAATCAAAGCAAACATTAGGTCTGCTGTTGCAGGTAAACCAAATGATTCTGATGTATCTTCCAAACCTACATCTGAGTTACTAAATCCAGACCGAGTTGTTTGAGTAGCAGATACAATCGGAACATCGAACTCTACAGCAAGACCACGGATTTCTTCAGCGATTGCTTTGATATATGAATAAGAATTGATCGATCCTCCCATGCCTTTCATACGTGATGAAGCACATATATTAAGGTAATCAATAAAAATAATATCAGGTGTAAAGTTCTTTTTCAGTTTTAGTTCATTTAACAAAGCACGGAAGTGACTAGCATGAGCTTGGCCTGTTGGATATTCTTTAATGATAAGCTTACCTTCAGTCCGTGCAGCAATAGTAGATACTTTATTCATCAGCATATCCTTTGATAAATTTTCTAGCTGATCAATTGGTACATCAAGTAAGTTAGCATCAATACGCTCTGCGATACGTTCTTCACTCATTTCCAATGTAATATAAAGTACATTCCTACCTTGAGTCAATGCTGCTGCAGCGACATGGCACATAAACAATGATTTACCAACACCAGTACCAGCAAGAGCAATGTTTAATGTTTTGTTTGGGAGTCCACCTTTTGTAATTTTATTGAAGTACTCCAAGTCAAAAGGAATACGTTCTTCTTGTTCATGATAAAAGTCATAACGCTGTTCAACGTTTTCAATATAGTCATGGCCAATATTCGTATCAAAAGATACTGCCAAAGCTTTTGTAAGGATATCAGGTAAAGCATTCTTTGTTAAGCTTTGGTGTTTACCATCAATAATACTGATTGATTCCATGATGGCATTATATACGGCACGATCTTGGCACCATTTCTCAGTAGTATCTATAAGCCATTTATCATCAACTTTCTCCTGTGTAAAAATATTTGGGATAATTTCTACAGCATGTTGATATTGTTCATCATTAAATTTATCAGACTGATCGATCTCAATCTTAAAAGATTCAAGGGTTGGTAAGCGATTGTACTTTTGGACATACTTACCAACCTCTTTGAATAATTGACGGTATACACCATCGAAATAATCTGCTTTAATAAAAGGCAGAACCTTACGCATGTATCGTTCATCAGTTAGTACATTACGTAAGATTGTTTGTTCAATGTTAATATTCAAAATAGTCCCTATTCATTAAAATTAAACCAACCGGTGATAATATATTTTTCCTCAGTTTCAGAAATAACACCACGGTGGGTATGTGTCCAATAGGCTGGCCAAATTACTGTTCTACCTTTAACTGCATCAAGCTTTAAGTTTTGATAATAAAATTCAGTCCCACCATTTTCCAAAGTATTTAGATAAGTCATAAAAACCAAATGGCGTAAGCCTTTTTGAGGATCGGGATTACAATTTACTTCAGCGTGCCATTTTTTATATCCACCTCCAGGTTTATAATATTGCAATTGATAGCCTTCTCTAATACTAAAAGAAGCTACATCATCTGCAGCATCATATGTTTCCAAATAACGATTTAAACAAATTTGCAAATGGGCGGTATAAGCAGCATTTAAGTGTGGAGGAATATCTGCTACAAATAAATCCAATGAGTCTTTTATATTAGTATCTAAGCCTCCTTTAGATACACCTGGCCTTGCCCATGATTTATTATCATTGAAATGCGTGATTAAATCATCTAATAAATCATTAGGCATGACATTATCATATGCACATATGAAATTACAATTTTCCATCTTTTCTCATTTTTGCTCTAATTTTGGTTGCAGAAATATTATGTATCTCTTCACCAAGGTCATGTTGTGTGAATGTGTACCCAACACCGCGTCCATAACTAATGTCTACAATGTTTGGTACTTGCATTATAACATATTCTACGCCTTCTGTAAATCCATGTTCAGCCAATCCTGCAACAATATTTTGTCTTACCTGATTCCATTTAAAAGGATTGTCATCTTGCTTTGCAGTACGTCCCGCTCCTGCATCTTCACCAACAATTCCTCCTACATCACGGACCATGATTACAACTTGGCCGGTTTCACCTAATGCCTTTTTAAATAGTGCAGTATGTCCATCATGCCAGGGTTGCCATCTTCCAAGCATTTGCGCTGTAGGTTTTTTGTAATCAAACATTGTATGTCTTTCTTAAGTTATTTGCCATGTTTTTTATTTCTTTATCAGACATGAAATTTTCAATAATGTAATCAAAATCCGTGGGTTCTTCAAACATTTTGTTTGTATCCATGAATCTACCTGCGATAATAGTATTCATCCAGATTGTAAGATCTGCATCAAAAATAAACCGTGTCATTTCTGTCGGGCAAACAAAATCGCAGATAACTGTACGGCCACATCCTTTTTCATAATCTGCAATATTCATCATACGACGAGCTTGACGGATTCTAGCATCTTCACTAAACTCCCAGTCATTTGCCATTTCACGGACTTTGTCTGCATTAAACCATGCACAATCTAAATGTTTTTGTAATCGTTCTGCTAGGTGTGTTTTGCCAGAACCGGGTAAACCCATTATTAGAATTTTCATCCTTGTATTGCCTTATGTTGTGCTGTTGCTTCTCTTTCCTCAATATTCGCAAGGACAGAGATTAAAATTTCTTTTACCACCAGCTGTAAATCTAAATCATCTTCCTTTAAATCATCAATAGGAGATGAAACTAAATCATAATTAAATGTCATGTACTCGCCATCCTCTTGGAGTTTAAGTGCTCCAAACTGGATAACTGTTTCAATAAAATCTCCAGTCTTAATACGGATATGCCAATTTTCATCGCCGTCTGGGATTAATTCATAATCTGTATTTTCAATCATTTGAAATGTGGTCCTTCTATCCATGCTACTAATGAGTAACGTGTTCCCTTTGTTACCGGTGAAACTCTATGCCCCATAAAGGACGGGAAAAAAATACCAGCTCCTTTTTGTCTTGCTTCTTTTGGTATATGTTCTGATAAGATTTCTAAATTACCACCTTCAAAATCATCAGCTGCTGATAGCAAAATTGTAGTAGAAACTTTACGTGTAAAAAACGGTGTCTGTGGACCTTTTACTGATTCTGGTATAGTATCAATATGCCAGTCATAATGTCCTTCGTCTTCAGCTTTATACTGAGTAAACTGTAAATCAAATTCAGTTAAATCAATGTTAAAACCAAATGCATACCGATTGACTTGCGATACAGCAGTTGCTACCACTCTTTTAATTTCAGGATCTTGGATAAAAACAACATTGCTTTTTCGAGCTTCATCTCCAGTAGTCCCTTCACCATGAGTAAATGTAGTTGAAGGATGTACCTGCGGTTCATATGTTTCAATAATACTATCGCAATCATCAGGTGTTAGGATATTAGGAGACCAAAAATAACTAAATCTCATCTTCTAGGACCTCGTCCATATCTACCAAAGATTGGTATCCAATAGTATATTGTTTCTTAACAAACTCTTTAAAGTCTGTGTTTTCAAATACTGGATCCCAAAACTCTTTTTCAATCGTAGCAGCTTCACGTACTTTACCAGATAAAACTTCTCCAGTCGAAGGATCTACTGCTTCGTACCATCCATTACTTGGTTTACGTACATATCCACCTGCCATTGCTACTTCAAGCAAGCCAGAGTATTCTGCAACGCCACCATCCCATGATACTGTAATAGGAATCTTTGATTTTTCTTTTACATAACGAGATTTATCGACATTGATTACAAAGTCATAGCCTTGAATCTCTGTTCCTTTTTTATTCTGACGTCGGCCAAGAATCCAGATGTTATCTGCTGAATAGTAAATACCCGTACCACCACCAACAATATCTTTGGGGAACAAACCAATTTCTTTA